CGACAGGGTTAAGGCTTTTACCAAGTTTAGAGGCAGCTTCTTTCATTTCGGCTTCGATCATTTCACGAAGTATGTTTTTTGTAATTTTCATTTTATTATCCTTTTATTTTTAGCTTTTCAAGAGGCCAGCGAGTTTCTGGAAACGGTCAAACGAGAATGATTTAGACTCAAGCACATTCGCAAATTTATTTTTAAAATCAGAATAAGATAAGTTATTGTTTTCTAAAATTGTTTTCATTGTAGTGAAATTTTTTCCTGCGAGAACAATATCAAGTTTGTCTATCAACTCTGGAACATTATTTGCTTGAAAATATTCTATAACTCGTCTATTGTATTCTATTCTTAGTAATTCTGAAGGTGTTTCTAATTTGATACCGTTATTAAGTATTTTAATTGTATTATCCATGTAAAAGCTATTTGCTTTATCATAAAATGTGTTTAACTTTTCTAGCATTGCGTCTTCGTCTGCAAGATCCATCAAGACGGGTATATTTTTTCCGCTTATAACATCATCAAGCTCTAGCTGGCTTATGTTGAAAGCAGCTTTAAATCTGTTGCCGCCAGTATTTTTACCAAGAGTATCAGCTGTTTCTCTAATCGTTGTCATTAATGCTTCTAACGCTTTGTTAACTTTTTCTACTTCTTCTTTATTACTTGCTTTATCATCATATGATACTGTTTTATTTGTCGCCCATTCCTCTATCGGAATATTGTTTTTCTGTATTATTCTACGCGCTATAGCTGTCTGTCTATGTGAAAGAAAAAGACCCAGGAGCGACTGTAAACGTGTTATGTCATCTACAGAACTGATGAAGCTTATTAAAATCTCCGAAGGAGTCTTAGTAAACAAACTACTGTCTCCACCATCTAGTTTGAATTTTTTTATCTTGTTAGAAATATTATCATAGAGAGCTTTTGCCTTAGTTTCAAATAATTCTAACTGAGTCATCGTTTCAGCTTCATCTGCGTTTGCAATTAGGTGCCTACCCGCCTGGATTTCTATTTCTAGTTTTCTAGCTATTTTCATAACCTCGCTGGTGAATGTGTGTATCGCTTTTTCAATTTCTTCTTTGTCATTTTTAAGAACAACAGCGATAGAAGGTTTAGCAGAAATTTCTTGTATAAAATTAACACTCTCTTGTATTACGAGCTGTTCTTCTAAATTATTTACGTCGTCACCTTGTGGATCTAGGTCTGCTATATACATATCAACACTTCTGTCACCATAGTCCTCTCCTGCGTCCAGGACAGCGTAGTGGTCTACATTATTTTTTGAAATCCATAAATTATAACCTTCTTTACCCGTTATCTGTCCTACATAGTACCACACATTTAAGGCGGAATCCCACGTGAACTCTAAACGTGAGGCTTTGGCTTCATCGCTGAGTTTCCAACGTGGGCCGTCAAAATACTCACTATCAATCTCGTATGTTTGGGTGTCATCTGGGTTTTTAGCCTCGTCTTTGTGTACCTGCAAGGTTTCATTTTCTTCTTCTGTGTTACCAAGCTTAGTGTGAATGTGTAATCCTGAAGGAAAAATTTCCCAAATATCGTAGCTATCGTCTTCAACAAAATGTTGTTCGTACGCCATAAATATACCAGAATTCTGTAACTCTTTAAAACCCTTTCCTAGTTCTCCAGACATAGGGACATCTTCATTATTTACTTGATTACGAGTACCAGCGCTGGCTGAACTACTTCTAACATTGCTAACAGGCGCTATCGGTGCAGCTCCGTCTGACTTAATAGCAGACCACGTCTGTCTACCTACAACGCCGTCTACTTGAATATTGTATACTTTTTGTAATTCTTCTACAGCTGCACGTGTATTTTTTCCGAATTTTCCGTCTACTACGATTAATTTATCTTGCTTTCCGTGCGACTGTAGTCTCGCGTTTAGTATGTTCTGAAGTGCTGTTACTTTGGGTCCTGAACTTCCGACTTTAAGAACTGATCTTCCTTCTAGAAGATAGTCGAGTATATTAATATCACTGCTACTCGCTTTACTTGTTTGAACAGGTGTCGCTTTTTCTTCTGGAGTGCTTAATCCTGCAGAAGTGCTTAATCCTGCAGAAGTTCTTCCAGCCGAGAGATCGGATAAAAAGCCAGTAGGTAGCCAACCTAATGTTATTGCTCCATCTATTGCCCTCTTGAGAGCAGCACCGTGGTTTGCATCTTTGATGTCTGCTTGATCTATGTTTGCAAACTCATTTCTCCACCAGCGGTCGAACTTTCTCTTGTTCTCGTCGTCTACGGCAGTTTGTAGCTTGCTAACTTGAGCAGCATTACGGCGTAGATCTACTCTTTGACCGATCCTTTCATTGACTATCTCTGATTCGATCATCTCTTTAAGAATACTTTTTGTAACTTTCATTTTTAACCTTCTAATTTTAGCGCCATGGGCGAAATAACACTTTGTCTTTTATAAATATAATCTATATATTGTTTTTGTGCATATTTATGACAAAATATGTGCACTATTCATTGTAAGCTTTAGTTCATATCTGTTAATACAGTTATCATCGAGCATCTCAGTCACTTTATTAAATAGATGCCCCAAGAACCTTATATCGCTCGGAAAGAACTTGATAACGTCTGTTGATCTTGCGGTTACCCTCATTGTCAGCACATCATCTCTCATGATTGTATGGATCATTGATATACATTCTGGCTGAACAAATACGAATCTTCTTGTCTTGTTCTGTTCCTGAACTGTGCCGTATGCATTGTTACCCGACAGTTCATCGGTGATATTCCCGCACACGCGTTCCAATATATCGGTATAGTGTTCTCTTTCGAGGTCCCAGTCGAACACTGCATCATCAGGCGGGAAGGGTACGTTCGACGATAGAGTTAAAGACAGTCCGCTGGCTTCGTTATTAGGCTGAGCAGCTGCCATCTGTCTTACATCATTATAGATTGAGTTGATTGTTGGTACACAATTAAGCCAATTCAATGACAATTCAGATGCTCTTAAGACATCATCATCTCTGATAACATAGACATTAGGATAACTTTCGAAGTGTGCTAGTTCTTCGTTGTATAGTTTGTATACTTGCCTGATAGAATCTAAGTCATGTATTTCGTCACCACGTATTTCATATCTTTCTTCTAGTAGACTGAGTGTTGGCATTAACACGATAAGTCTGTTGTCAAGATTAAAGAGATGTTCTTTTAGTTGACTTCGCCATCTTTTTATTATTTGGTTGTCACGATTATAGCGACGAGCGTAGACAAGCATAGTTAGCTGCGCCCTGTCGTGGATGTTGAAAGCGTAGTCGTTGCTACGGTGAATATCCCAATAGAGAGTGCTTTTACCCGAGAGATCAGGACCTTCTATTGTTAGGTTATCGATTTGAACTGTTGGTGTCATCTTCACTCCTTCGCTTTGTGACAATATAAAGTTATATTCATGGTATTCTATTCAAAAGATCTAATTTGTTTCATCTTCCAGGCAGTAGTACTCATACCCCAAGCAGCATCATGCTTGATTTCAGATACCCAGATTGTAAACGGTTCAGGCGCCTTATCAAACCTACCCCAGACTCTAATCCAGGATTGATTATTGTCAGCATCAATTGCTTTTAGTCTAAAGAACTTCTTATTGTTCTTAGTTGTCTTTTCAACGACCTCTGTAATACAACACCACCCAACATCAGTTGCGCCTGGGGCTATATCGAATACTGATTGTACTTTTTTCTCTGTAATACGTTTCATCATAGCTTCAGGGAATAGAAGCGAGTTGCTTACTGTTTTAGTGATTTCATGAAAGAATAGAATCTTTTCTGATCGATTCCAGTCGAAGACATTTTTATATTGTTCTAACAACCCAGGCAATATAGGCTCAGGGAATTCATCATTCTTGAGCATACGTGCTTGTTGAGTCTTTGTCAGACCGAATTCACCTTTCTTGAGTGTCTCATAGTTTTTACCGTCAGTAATGATATGAAGTAGCTGATTATGATTCTTAATTGTACCATCACGCATCTCTGTTATTGAATTGAACGCCTCGATCTTACAAAGTGAAGTAAACGCCGTCTTGTTCATCTTTGAGTGTTTCCACTTACCATCTTCGTTAAAGAGCAGATTGTTAAGATCAGTGAACGGACGAGCTTCCATGATTTCAAGCATTGCAGTCTTGCCGACGCCTTTGACTGAACTTAGCGGTGGGACGAACGACTGAATATCATCAGAGAATTCCCATTCATTGCCTGAATAGTTGATGTCTGAAGGGGCGAACCGATAGCCAAGCGCTTTTATCTCACCAATAGTCTTTTCTAGCTTAGCTGGATTATCATTATTTGTCTGTAATAGAGTCGCTAGCCACATTGGCTCATGATGTGTATGTAACCAAGCAGCATAGTATGAATCAATAGCATAGGCAACAGCGTGGCTTTTGTTGAAGCCGTAACTAGCGAACGCCTCAATTTCAGACCATAGCTTGTTTGATATTTTTTCATCAATATCATGAAGATTACGAGCACCTTCAACAAACTTGTTTCTTGCCACCTCACGTTCACCTACTTTACCTCCTGCTGAGTCTACAGATATCTTAACAAGCGTTTTACGCAGTTTATCAGACTCACCAGGTGTGAACCCAGCCATTTCTTGGGCTAGCATCATGAACTGCTCTTGGAACACAATGAAACCGTACGTGTCTTTTAAGACTTTTTCGATAGACGGGTGATCAAAGACAATAGGCTCGCCGGCAGCCACTTTGTTTCTTACTTTAACGTACTTCTTGTGAACATTAGCCTTGAGTGGGCCAGGACGATAAATTGCAGTAAGAGCAGCCAGTTCAACTAATGTAGTTGGCTTAGCCTGTAGACAGAACTGTTGAGCCCCGCTAGCTGTGAACTGGAACACGCCAACAAACCGACCTTCATGATAAACATGCTTCCAGACTTCTTGATCATCCTGAAGATTAGTACGACAATTTAAGTGTTCATCAAAGTAGGCTTTAATTTCAAGGAATGTGGGTTCACTGCTATTTTGCTTACGAAGAATACGACGGATGCAGTTTTCAGTATTCTTTAGAAGTGATAAACCAAGGAAGTCAAATTTCAAGATGCCGTTGTCTTCAAGATGACGGAAGTTCATACCTTCTGCCCAAGGAGTCTGCATCTCACCACGGACGCCGATAACTGGCATCTGTTTCGACATTTCAGTTGGGTCACCGATAATAACACCACCCGCATGCCGACCGATTGATTTATTCTGTTGGAACAATGTTGCAACGTGCTTTTCTACATCTGGATATTTTTCCATGAATGTTCTGTATTTATCAGAGTGCTTCATGCTATCTTCATGCTTTAGTACGAACACACCTCTTTCTTGATTTTGATCATGTGCCTTTGAGAATACTTCATCTTGAATGTTGTTAGTAACATCATTGACTTCCATGAAAGGAACGCCATAGAACTTACCAATGTCTTTGACTAGTGATTTTAGTTTTAATGTGTTGAAGTTTGAAACAGGAACTACTGCTTCATCACCGTATAATTCCTTTGCAGCCTTAATCAGTTCATCGCGATCACCAGCATCGGTATCAATATCAGGCCAAGAAACGCGATGACGGCCGAGGAACCGAGCCCACAAGAGATCATAAGGAATAGGATCAACGTGTGTAATACCAAGTAGATAGTTGACTAGGCTGCCAGCTCCAGAGCCGCGACCAGGACCCATTAGTGTTCTGTTTTCAGCAACCTTAAAGATTTCTGTCATTGTTAAGAAGTAAGAAGAGTGACCGAGGAACTTGATATCAGACAGTTCTTCTTTTACACGTGCGACATACTCAGGTTTATCAGCCATGCCTTCAGCGACCATAGCCTTTTTGACAATAGCAGCTAACTGTTGAAATTCATCACGCTCAGGGTTAGCCTTATCAATGTGCTTTGGAAGCTTAACAGAAGTATCAATCCAGACGTCTTCACAAAGATTCCATGCAATATCATGTGTTCGTTCAATGGCATCTTTGACAATACTTTCAGTTCCACTATAGAAGTCAAACTCTTCACGTCCTTCACCGTATTCATCCCACATTTGCTTAGCATTCTTAGGATAGAGAAGACACTTTAAGTCTTCTTTTTCAGGAAGAGTCTCTTCAGCTAAGTTAGCGCCCATCCAACCAAGCTTTTTATAGAGCTCACGTGCCTCCCAGGCATCAGAGCTTGGAAAGTGAGAATCAGCAGTTGCTATAAGCGGTGTTCCTGTCTTTTTAGACAGCTCGAGTAGACAGTAATTAGAAAGATGTTGAGCGCCTAACTTGTTAAACTGTAATTCAAGGAAGAAGTTCTCAGTACCGACAGCATCAACGAATCGATCTGTCATATTCTCTAGACGATTCATAATTGGAGTCAGAACACTTGGGTCTGTAATAAGATCAGGACCGAGCTCCATAAAAGTCTTTTCAGGAAACTGTCTAAAGATTTCACCAGCAGCGTATCCACCAACACATGCTGTTGACACGACAAGACCTTCACCGTGTTCCTTTAGAAGCTTAAAGTCGATACGAGGAAAGCGATAGAAACCGTCACGATAAGACTTTTTAACTAGAGTGAAGAGGTTTTCAAGCCCCTTTCTGTTTTTAGCAATGACAATAAGGTGATAATACTTCTTAAACTCAGGCTTTCCGATACGCCCCTTCTTAGAAGCGTTCTCGTCTTCGATAACTAGACCACCTTGCTCATCATCAGAAGTGATTGTGACGCGCTTTTTGGCAGCCTTGTTTAAAGACTGTTCTTCTTTGTGAGCTGCATGTTGTTGCTTCCAGACATCAAGATCAGGTACAAAATAGAATTCAACACCGTTTAATTGACGATACTTTTGACCTCGCTTTTTAGCAGCCTTGGCGCCTACATGGGCATGAGCTAGACCGTTGCCGTTACCATGATCAGTCAGTGCCCAACTGTCCATACCTTGCTTTTCAGAAAGAACAAACTCAATATGATCTTGTGGATAACCTAAACCGTCGTACGGTGAAAAGTTACTGTGGCCGTGGAGACCTGTGAATGATTGTGGTATTGCGAAGTCATTAAACGATTTCATTATAGTCCTTTTGTTTCAATGTGTAGTTTATTATACAATAGTTTTCCTTCATTTACACGAATTCCGAAGGATTTTATTTTTTCTGAGCGCTTTAGTTTTTTATATCTCGATTCAGCTTTCGATGCTGAAGATCTGTCATAGTGAGCTTCAACGTAGACTAAAGAGACAGGGCGTCTAGACCTCGTGTATTTTGCCCCTTTACACGAGTTGTTGTGCTCTCGTATGCGACGTTCTACATCTGTAGTAATTCCAACGTAGATGCTTGAATCACTGCATATAACAGCATACAGGCTCCAGGGTTTGACCATTTTAATCTCTGTCGTTTCTGAAACAGACAAATGTCGGAAATCTTAACGAACCGTCTGGCGTTATTTCTTGATATCTGATCTCAATTGTCCTTCCGATATAATTTTCTTTGTTGTTCCAGACTTCAGACCTAATCTCGTCAGATAACCCAGAACCAACTTGAACTTTGACCCCATGGTAATATACAACAAACGCACCAAGCGTCCCCTCGTGCTTTCCTCGTCCTTCTAAAAGGCCATCTACTTTTAAATCTACATCAAAAAAAGCCTTGAGCTTCATAATATCGAAACTTCTTTTGAATTGATATGGAGCTAGCGGGTTTTTGATCATAGCTCCTTCGAAACCCTCAGAGACAAATTTGTCATGAAGAACTTTCACGAGATCAGAGTCTTCAGCAACAGAAAGCGTCTCTTTTTCGACATAGGCAACAGACTTATTTTCGCTATCGAGAGAGCTGATTCTGTCATGAAGAATAGAGAGTCTGTCAACATAGCTAGTTGTCGAGTCTTTGCTGTCCCACTCTTCAAGAGAACAAAAATCAAAAAGAGCTAAAAAAGTGCCGTCTGTCTCAACGTTTCCTTTGCGATAAGCTTGTCTCATTAGTGCAACAAAGTCGTCTCCCATCAGCTCACCGTCATAACAACCGTCACCCATTGAGATAAGCGAGGGACCAATAGAGTCAATAAAGTTAGTGATCGGCTTGCCGGAGCGAGCATACATGACAACTCCACCGTTTCTAACAATGCAGAAACACCTAATACCGTCGAGCTTTCTTTCAACGATCATGCTGTTCCACTTTAAGACTCGCTTTTCATCGAACTTTTGAGCCAATGACACATCGAATGTAGGAATTAACCCTTGAAAGTCTTTGTTGATTGTTGTAGTAGAGAGGCCGATTGCAATATGCTTTTTAAGAGTCTTGCGCATCCACTTTTCTTCGGCTTCAGTGACAAGACTAAAAGCCGACTTCAGCTCTTCAATTGCAGCATTCCCAGTGATCACTCTGCTGGCACACTTGTCACAAGCATCAAAGAAAGACTCCCATCTTGTATTTTCGTCTGCTAGTGGAATCCTCTCAGTTGTTTTCGGTATTTTAACAACGTGAAAGGGCACAAACGGATCGAAGCTGTACTTGAGTATCTTTCGTAGTAGTAACGAATTGTTCTCAAGCATTAGCATACGTTTCGCGTTTGTGCCCTTTGTTGTTTTGATCTCTGTAAGTAAGTCAGATAGTAGCAAATGTTCTCCTATAAGAGTATTATACCACAATAAACTCTTATTTACACGAAAATCATTTATTTGCGTACTTAATCCTTCTTCGCTATATCACTCGATCTCTTGATCGTACATCTCAACTATAAGACTACCCTGCTCATTGCACCTATCAATGTAGTCTGTAAGCTGTTCAATAGTTGTACACACCTTGACACCAGATCGTGCTAGCATAAGATTAAACTTAGAGCCGGCCGGAAGATTTTCGCAAAAGTATATGATAGAGCGACCAGCCTGGAAAGCAACGCCTGCCTCGAATATAGTGCCAATATCACGATAGCTAGTGTTCACTAAGACAATGTCAGCTTCTTCAATATGACGGACATTACCACGAAAGACATCTTCCTGAACTTCTTGTGAAGCGTCTGGCTTACAGACAAAGATACGACGTGGTGAGCGCAGATCAATGTAACTGGACCGATCATCAAAGACCTTTTCTAGTCTTGTTAGTTGTTCATCTTGATCTGGAGAGAACCAGCCTGATGCTAGATATACTACTTGCTTGTTTACTGTACTCATTTTTATAATCCTTCAAAGTTAATTGTTTGCTGTAGATCACCTTGGGCTGAATCAGCTGACACGGTAATTAGCTTTTCATTGCTGTATTGCATCTTAAGAGTCTCTAGATCACGTAGTAGACTGTCCCATCTCATCTCGAATGCAGTAGGACCCTCTGGCGGGTTTGTACCGTTTAGCTCTTCTCGACGACACTGATAGATACTGTCATTTGGGTGATACTCAAAGACATCGTTCTTTGGCTCAGGCCAATATAGATTAGTTCCTCGAGAGACCCACTTGTCACCGTCCTGGACACGGAAAGTCTTGATGTAGTGCATATCAGGCTTAGTGAAGTCTACGACTGTTGAGGCTTCTGGCATCACACGTAGGATCTCCTTAGCCATCAGTGCAGCGATGATATTGTCTGATGAGGGCTGAATCTGCATGTCTTGACGCTGGCGTATGAAACCAAGAACGTCCTTAAAGTTAAGACGCATCTGATAGAATGTAGACATAGACTTCGGCAAGATAATACGAGCATCCATTAGTGAAACAGTCTTGTCGTCTACCATATCAACATAGAGCTGCTTGCTTGCGTCTACGATCTCTGTCCAGCGACGGAGAAACTCAGGAGAATTCTCTACAGCGCCTGGAATAACGGACGGGTCGTTACGCAAGTCACGGTCACCTGTGCATTGGGCAGCAAATGAACCTGCGCGATGACGGATAATATGTGTGACGTCTTGGAAAGAGAGACCAGAGATCTGGAAAGTAAAACCCATTGCTTCCATAGGAGTAGGTAGGGCACGAAAGTTAAGCACGTCTTCTAGATTAGTAGAGAGCTCAGCATCACTAGCATAGACAGGATTCGTCTCAGTAGGAGAATCAGCCCAAGTAGACTTTGTGTACCGCCAAGCAACATTCCACATCTGACGTCGTGTGGGTGCGTCTACTAGCTCAACTTTTAGTGCGTTGATATTGTTTGTGTAAGTGGTATGATGCTCTTCACCAAAACGTAAGGGCATTGGCAAGACAACTGGATCGAGTAGGGGATTTTGTGGCAACGTATACTCCTTTTAGTATGTTTTATCGTTATAGTATAATATAAAATCGATGAGGAATGTTCAACATTATTGTTGAAGAATAAATTATTCTTCTTCTTGCGTCATCAAGCTATTCTGAGACAAGTCCATGATGTGTCCAAAAATCTTTCTCTTTAGCCGACGTGTAAATTGAGAGTCTGCAAAGTCAACAAAATACTCTTTGAATTCATTTGAAGACTCTGAACTTTGCGGCATAAACTTTCCACGTAGCACGTCTAGTGCCTTTGCCGCTCCGTGCTTGTTGATTAGCTCTTCTGCGATCTCATGTGCGTATGCGTCTATCTCTATTTTAGAAGAAAGGTAGTCTTCGCGAGAGTCTCCGGAGGGTATTTCTCCTTCAGCGCGATATTTTTTCAGTGTGTCTAGTCGAGAGATTCTTTGTTGCTTTCTTCTTGCCTCTATTTGATTCATATGAATAATCTCGTGACGTATTATGGAGCCTATGTGATGGGCTAGCCGAGCAGGGTCTATGTCCGAGTGGGAGAAATTATCTCCGTATGTTGCTAAGAACAAGTTCATTAGAAATTTTGATGAACCCTTTTTATTATTTTCCCCTGCTAGTCCTTGGTTACCGCCTATTATAAGATTGTTAGGGTATTTAGGGTGTCCGGGGTTTATAATTGTTTTTGGGTTTGTTAGCGGGTCTGGTGTGTGGACAGCTACTCGGGTCGGTATTTTATTTGTAGTGAAAAAATCGTTAAGGTATGAGGTCAAGACTTCTGCTGCCTCTGACTGGTCTACGTCGTTTTTTAATACTGTGTTGTAGTCTATTTCGTCTACGTCGGTAGAGTTCGAATAAGTCCAGAATTGAGACTCGATAATTACACTATCGAGTGGTGCGTAGAAGACATCGTTGAGTTTTTTTGACTCTATTAATTTATTGAGGGTGTGCATTTTTTTATTTTTGTAGTGGTGTGTGAATGCGGGCTATCTTGCGCGGGGCAGAGTAGTGCTTAGTAGCGGAGTGAGCACATGAGTTAACAGGTATATGATTTTAAACCCAGTCAATGAGTGTATGAGCATGGTCTGTTAATTGCAGTCAATGTGTGTTATAGCATGGTCTGTTAATTGCAGTCATGAACTTGTTAGCAAGGTCTGTTAATTGCAGTCATGAACTTGTTAGCATGGTCTGTTAATTGCAGTCATGAACTTGTTAGCATGGGACAACAAAACACTTAAAGTGTTTTTTGGGAATGCATTTATTATTCACAAAGTAAGGTCAAACACTGTTTTTAGTACGAGACCTACGACGCCTGATGCTAATAACCATAGAAACTTCTGATAGCTGGCAATCGTTGCTTTCATTAACGCCATATCTTCATTTAAGTTTTGTGGTATATTCTGATAGAGTGCGCTTTGTTTTTCTTCTAATAGAGTTAGTCTTACTTCTTGTTTTCCTGTAATGTCTGAAAGCTTGTCAATTGCTGATTCTACTCTAGCAAAGTCCTCTTTCATTTGATCTAATTTTTGATCTATGTTAGCAGAAGTTATTTTTATCTCTGTTATTGCGTCCTGTAGTTTTGAAACCCATGATGATGATGCTTTTCCTTCATTACTGTCTGACATAGTTGTTCCTATTATATCAATATATATTTCGTACTTTTTTATTTATTTTTTCTTTTTTAAAACATTTCGCTTTTGTTTTGGGAGGCTTGCCTCGTAACCTGCAGCCCTTGCTTCATTTTCTCTTTTAGCTTTTATTTTGTTCTTTTTTGCTGCAAATTTCGACGCCTGACGGCGAAGTCTAGCAAAAGTTGACTGTAAAATTCGCGATCTCTTTGATGACTTTATATCTTCTTTTACGTCTTGAACGATGTCTAAAGCTTCTTTCATGATAGCATTCCTTGTTCTATAGTTTATAGTATCATATTAAGATGAATAAGTTCACATATATTTAGTAATATGCGAGATATTCATTTCAAAATCGGTGATCTTTGCTGGATATGTATTTACGACGAAAGTAATAAAAAACCATATAAAGTGTGCGGGACTGTTGTTCAATATACTAGTCAAGATTGTTTAGAGGTTTTAGCTGTGTCAAAAATATTTAAAAGAAAAATCTATGAAATTAATAAATTTGAAAACAAAGATAGTTTTCTGTCCTGGCCTTTTGATCACAGAAGTATTTAATTGTTAAAAGATTAGAAGTTTATAAAGTTCGCGTATATTTATAATGTGGCAGAATATTTATTTATTCGCCATGTTATTCACAGTCTGTATCGGTTATAGAAATTATTATCTAGATAAGGATACAAAAACTAATATGAAAAAATTTATAATTGCACTAATGGCGCTTGTTGTGTCATTTAGCGGGGCTATTGATAAGCCATCCACGGAAAGTAGTGTTACACATACTGCTGCAGAGACAGTTGACGCTAGTTGGATATCAAATATCCGACTTCAAGCATCATTGTCAAAAGTAGAATCAGATGTTCGTAATTCTTCTGTTAGAGTTGAGAAACCAGATGGTAGAGGTTATGGGTCCGGAACCTATGGCTATTACGATCGCCAACTAGTTGTGTTTACAGCTCAACACGTTGTTGATGACAATCTTATCATGGTCATACATGGTAGAGATGGCGAAATTGCTATCGGTGTAGTTATCTATACTGATTCTGCCAATGACTTTGCTGTTTTAAAAGTTGATGAAATGCAATCCAGAGAGCCTATTGTGATTAAGCCTGTCGATGACACGCTAGAATCATATGTTGGTTGGGACATAACATACACCGGATTTCCATCTGGTTATGACTTGTTAACCATTACAGGGCGTATTGCAGGAGTAAGAACTGATGGCCATGCAGTCGTTGCACATTCATTTACTTGGATGGGAGCATCTGGTTCTGGCGTATTTAACTCAAAAGGTGAATATGTAGGACCATTAGTAGCAGTAGGTCTTGGGACGTTTCAAGTAACTCAAGTTGTCGAGGATATGGTCTGGATTATTCCTGCCACTAATCTTGATTGGGATGCCGTCTCGAAAGCTTTATTGCCATTTGCATAAAATAATATTTTTATTTTTAATAGGCTGGGATTTCACATCCTGGTCTATTTTTTTATGAGAAGCTCGTAAGTAATTAACATTAACAACGCTGAATTTAGAAAGTCATAATAGTTTACTGGCTTCATTATAACAGGAATGCCCATGAAGACATATACCCTTGGACCTATAAATAATATAAGGAACAAGAATAAAAAAAGAGTCATTAGTTGTCTTGATTTTTCTGACATACGTTATTAAGTATGTCGCTATTTTTTATCATCCCACATGCTTGTGTCAAGCATGACGATTTTTCCACCGTTCAACTTAGATATGCCAAGGTTTGACGCCTTAAACTCAGTTGCAGGGATATTGTGCTTTGCCATTAGTGCTAATATTCTAACTGCCTGTACGTTTCTAAGTATTGACTTGATATTTTCTTTTATTTTATTTGTGTATGTTGTGCTATTTTGACTTTGTTTATCGATGTTTGGAACATTTGACATCTTTGTAGTTTCGTCTTCACCGATATGCTGTTCAATATCATCTAAGCTAGAAAATTCTGAAGACTCTGCTACATATTGATGTGAATAATGAGATTTATTTTCTTTATTTTGCCAAGCTTCTATTATCATACCTGAAAGTGCGAGTATAGTAATCTTACTTGTATCATCTGGCAACCCGAGAGCAGCTATGAATTCTTGTTTTGTTAGCTGTTCTACTTTTTCAACAAGAATCCAAGAATAATCTTCTGCATGCTCTGTAGATTTTGGGAATAATATCGGATTATCTATTTGTATCTTTATGTCTGCCTCATACATGTTCGCATTTCTTTTGTTCTGAATTGTGAAACCATGTCTGTCTATTACTCCTTCTTTGTTAGGATCTTCTCCTGGGACTTTAGATATCTCTTCTTTGTTTATTATCTTTAGAACGAAGTCGTTGTTGTCTGGTAGTTCGAAAACTACTCTTGTTGAACCACGCCCTATTTCTTTTAATTTTGCTCTGTAGGCAGACCACAAAGGGTCTCCACCATTCTCTACCAATGTCTTATAGTTAACGAAGCTATTACCAAAGTATGATGCGTCTTCATTCAAAAATTTGCGCCATTCGTTTAATATTTGTTTCATTTTTTCTTTGCCTTTGATTTTTTAACAACAGCCCACTTTTTGGAAGGGGTTGCCGAATTAACTCTAGCATGCGCCCACTGGTGTGCTGACATGCCTTTGCGTGACCCAGACGAAGCAAAGGCTGCTAATCCTTTTTCAAATTCCTTGTAGACAGATCCTTTAGTTAGGCCTCTCTTTTCTGCTTTTTTGTTAAGTGACTTCTTTACCTTAGCAGACAGCTCTTCTTCTAATACTCTTTTAATAAACTCTCTTAAGTCGTTTTCAAAAAGCTCTGTATTTTCATTTTTTCTATGTTTCTTTTCCATTCTGTCTCTTCTGCTATACGCTCTTTGCTCGAGCTCTTTAGCCTCTTTGTGCTTGCCGGAGTCCCGGAACTTCTTTGCTTTTTTAAGATCTTTTTTTGTTTGATCTAGCTGTTTATCGCGTTTGGACCCTTGTGGGGCGCCATATTGCGCAGGGTGAGCTGAATTAGTGTCGACTTCAATAAGAAGACTACCACTCCCTTTGATAATTCTATGCCATTCTAGGGCAGAAACTAAGAACTGATCACCTGGGTTCATTGTTATAGGGAGGCTGTTGTCTCTTTGGAACTTCCACCCTGTGGACTCGGTAACAGTAATAATTCTGTCTTCTTGATCTCTATGCCAGACTAGTTCTTCTGGGCTTACATTTTCCGAGAACTCTCGAGTAAAAATCCCCTCTGAAATTGTTTTTTGTTTGTATGTCCTCATTTTATTTTCCTACCAAAATCTATAGCTATTCTTTTTAAACCCAAGATCTTCCCAGTATCTTGGAAGTCTACAAGACCAGTAACCTGGTTTCGTTTTGTCTTTCTTTGACTTTGAATCACAGTCATGTCTAGCTGCAAAGTTTGCGCGAGCGCCTTCATCGTTAAACTTAGCAGTTAGACCACCTTTTACGTCACCAAAATTTACTTTTATGACTTTGCCTTTTTTATTCTTGGTGTAAACCTTGTATTTTTTAGGCCCAGAAGAACGCATAGGGCTGTTAAGTTCTACGTTTTTTCCTTTGTATTCTGCCTCGTACAAAGAGTCATCAGGCTCTGGCCAGTCTAAGTTTACAATTTCGCCCTCGTACTCTGCTTGTTCTCCGAGGTTAGTCTCAAAAATATAGTAAGACTCAAGAGCTGAAGGAGTATATAAACCTTTTTCTGCAAGTGATCTGCATTCTCTCATAATATTAAGAAAGGCTTTTGACCCCGGTCTATAGATACTTTCTGTAAGTGGTATACCGTTCTCTATATGATATGTCATGTCTTGCGAAGCTGATAGTTTTGTTGCCTGTTCATTGACTGCTAAGCTTACTTCTTCAGTCTCTTCTAGAAAATCAAACCATTCATTTAACAATTGTTTCATCAATAACTCTTTACTATAGTAGTATTAATTATTGGCATTCGTCACAAAGTAATATCATTTTTTCATTAACTACGCTTATTCTCCAATTGTCGAGGTGATGATCATTTTTTTTGTCTAAAGTTTCATTGCAACTATTACACACACTCATTGATGCTATCTGCTGAATTGATTCATTCATGTCTATCATCTCGTCTGCTGCAGTCTTGCTCTTCATTGATTTGTTGAAATCTCTGCGCTTCTTTCTATTCATTTGGCTCTCCAGTCGTTTTTATTTTATATTGCTTTTTATTGTTTGATTACTTTTTATTTGTAATTTTGTTTGTAATTTTGTATTATAAGATCACGGAGAATAAACATGAACAAAAAAAATAAAGACATAATAGACGATAACACGAAGTTCAGTGGTACTGGAACTGAGACCGTCTATGTGTATACATTTGAGTCTTTAGTCGAGCGCAAGAATCGTAAAAGTGGCATGATAAAAATGAAAATTGGGATGACGACTCAGTTAGACCCTTACGACAGAATAAAGCAACAAATTGGCGCATCTGGTCATGAAAAAATAGTGCTTATTAGTATCTATAGGACTAATAATGGTTATAAGTTTGAAAGCAATATCCACAACAAACTTAAGAAGATGGGTCGGCATATTACTAAAAGAGATGCCGTAGGAACAGAGTGGTTCTGGGTCAAGGAAAAAGAAATAAACAGACTATTGAATGAATCTAACAAAGAGGTAGAAAAAGAATACCCTTCAAAGAGTGGAAAACCAAAGAGTTCAAGCGGAATAATTAAACTTATAATGTTAGCTTGTTTTCCACTGGCTGTCGTTTTTGTTCCAGCCATTGGAATTCCAGCTCTGATTATAGCTCTTCTTGCTAAGCTCTTTCCTAACGATTAAGGACACTCACTAAATATAGCGTAATTTACTTCTATGATTTGATTATTTAGTGGAATTGACATTGAATCAAAAATAATTGCGTTATAGACTGAATCGTATGACCAGTCGTAAGAGATAATTCCATCGACAGTAACTTCTATTGTCTGCTCTACTGGTTTGTTATCTGAAAGTGGGAAGGAGTTGTTTATCATTGATTCAACTGCGAGCTGCTCCATAGGTGTTCCCCAGTCTGTTGCGCAAATAGACAAAGTTGAACCTGACATTAAAACAGCTACGTCGTTATAATAGTCGCCTGACGCTGCTGTATTGCACCCGTATGGGATATCACCAATAACCGCATGGGCCGTTATATAGGCTAATGAAGATTTAAGCGCAATAAAATACGAAGAAGCGACAGCCGGTGTTATTGACCCATGATCATCTTCATCAGATATGTATATTATTACTAGTTTCGAATCGTCTCTAAAGAAATCAGATCCTGGAGCAGCTTCTCCTGAACCCCTTAGTGCCTCGTAAGACATCTGTATTCCTTTTTCGTTGCTTGACCCTCTAGTTCCTATTGAGACTATCTGACTGTTAGCCTCACCGATCGGGTCTACAAGCAAAGGAGTTACTATGTCACCAACTAGTGTAGGATCATCTGTAGTTATAAATGCTATATGATAGTCAACGCCAGACGATGCAAATATGTTAATGAATGTATCGAAGTTATCTGAAAGACTTGTTTGAACTCTCTGCATTGATCCTGAATTGTCTACTACAAACAGTATGTCTACATCTTTTAGTGAGTCTTGTTCGAACTCGTCTGTTACCCAGTTGTAATAAACGCCTAGTCCATCTGTTGATACCATTGTCGGAGAAGAAATGTCGTTTGACTCAATTTCAAGAAAAGCGTTATCTCCTAAATCGTCAGTTGGATTGTACGTTATTGTAAATGTTTTTTCTTCCTCTGCCATTAAAAACCATGGGAGAGCTCCGTTTGCTGACTCATCTAGATCATAAGAAAAATTTACAGGAAGAGTTATGTAGTATTCTATGCCAGTTATTTCAAGCATTCCAGTTCCAACGTTTTTAACCTCGATATCTTTCGTTGTTTCACAACCAGCGCTAATGTTTGTTATCATTAGATCATCTGGAGTGACTTGAATTATTGGTTGAGGTGGTTCATTTGACACTATTTTTGGATTAAGCGTATAATCAGTACAGCTTAAAGTTAGTAAAATGAAATAAAGGAATGACTTAAACATAAAAATACCCGCCAAATATTAAGTATACTTGATGGGCAAAATTTATTTTTTATTTTATGCGGTATAAACGTCTAATAGTGTTCATTGTTCTGATAGTCTTTGACAGCTAGCACGGGCTTTGATGAAACATAAGGAACATGAGCAGCAACGTCGTCAATATTGCAAACGAACTCTTCATTATGATGTGAAACCAAAAGAACGCCTGTGTTCACTCCCTTTCTAATCTCTTCGCCAAGAAGTATACACTTTAGTCCATTGTTCAAAATAACAGTATCCCACTTATTCATCAATTTTCTCCTTTTTTGTTGATGTTATATTATATAAACTATCTTTTGTTTGTTTTATTACAAATTATAGTCTTTAGGTGATCTATCAAAAATTCACGTGTTCTTTCTCTTATCTACTAGCTCTTTTAAACGCTTGATTCCTATTGCCAGCGTTTTAATATCGGGTCCATACGAGAATCTTAGATAGTTATTAAATCTTGATCCTGCTTTTTTCATTCGCTTACCTGGGTTGATGTCAAAAAACGCTCCTGGGACAGCAATTACTTTTACTTCAAGAGCAGCTCTAAGGAACTCCATACCCGTGTTAAGTCCAGGTGGAAGTTCAGATACGTTACCCCAGAGATAGAACGACCCGCCTGGTTCGCGGTCAAATGTCACACCTATGCTTCTTAGACCATCAAGCATTAATTGACGCTTTTTACTAAATGTGTCTTGAATTGCAACTGTCTCTTTCGTCCATGACTCCGGAGCTAGCAGTTGAATTGCTGCCTTCTGAAGCGGTCTCGGGGCTCCTCCATCAAGAAACGATCCAGCGCTATTAAGTGATGTTATTATTTGCTTTGGCCCGATTGCCCATGCTATTCTATAACCCGGATATCGCCAGTTTTTGCCGAGTCCATTTACAATTACTATTCCATCTTCGTCTACATCTTTAATATATTTTGCGCATGAAAGTGTTTCTCCTCTTGCTACTCCTTCCCAGACATATGAAGAATAGAACTCGTCCATTATTGCATTGCATTCTAGCTCAGTACATGTGTTTACCCAATCTTTTAATTGACGACCGTGAATTGTTGTTCCTGTTGGGTTACATGGGTTTGATATTAAAATTGCGCCGAGTCCTTTGCCCATGATTTCATCACGTAAATTTTGAGTAGTGAATTGATACCCATCTTCTGGTTTAAGCATTATTGGGATAGTGTTGAAAGTACCAAAAGTTGACAATAGCTCTTCATATGCTGTATAGTCTGGTAAAAAGTGCCCAAGGTTTACATTGTCAAGTGAAGCTGCCATTCTAGTTAAAAGGGTTCTTCCGCCAGCAGCTATTGATACGTTTTCAAATGTATATTTTGATTTTTTATCTTTTCTGTATAGTTCGTTATATGTGCTGGCTATTTGCTCACGAAGCTGCTTGAGCCCAGCTGATGGTGCATATTCATTGTCAAGCTGTTCTACTTCTATATTATCTATTCTATCTATACCACCAGGGAGTTTGCCTACTTCTGGCTGTCCTTGTCCAAAATTACACCATTCTGGGTTTCCACGATAAAAACCGAGTTTTGATGCCTCGCTTGTAACGAAAATTACTCCTGTTTTGGATACTTTTTTGAACGAAGACATTTAAACCCCTTCCGACTGTAGATCGGTGTCCGTTATATTTGCTAGACGCATCATGTGACTGTCCTTAAGACTTTTCATTTTAAGCTTAAGCTCTTCACTAACATTTAGCTTTTCTACAAAATAGTCAAGTGGTGCTATTTTCTCTTTTATTTCAAGTTCCGGATTATTTGCATATAGAATTTGTGCTCTTGGCCCAATAAGCTTAGACATAAAAGAGCTAAATATTTTGTCTACAACGTCTTTCTTCATATCTACTGATATTAAATCGATTAACCCTACAAATGATGAAAACTTATTTTGATTTTCACGAGTAGGTTCTTGATCAGGAAATACGGCCAAGAATAATTTGTTAAATTCTTTTTCGTAGACTGTATCTTTAATAAGTGGGACGTTTGTTCCTTTTTTCGCATTTCTTTTCATAATCATTGCATTTTTCTTTTTCACGGCTGCAGGTGATAGCATCTTTTGAATTAATGGACCATACGATTCATCTTCACCGAATTCCTTTGCCATCTGACGTAAGCCACGATCTACACTAAAACCTAATTTTGACATGCCTGTTTGCGGGACAACGTCTCCTTGAGAGTTTCTTCTTGTAGCCACTCTGTAGCGTTCAGGTGTTGAAGAATCTGTGACAACTGTTCCTTTCATTGACGAAGAAGCTGAATATATCGAACGAAGAAGCAGTTTATGAGCAAACCCTTTTGCCCCTACTCTCATGTCTTCTATCTTTGATGAATGAGACATTCTTGGAAACCAGGATGGGATCTTGTGCCCAGCATCGTCAGTGTCTGAAAAGTCTACTCTTTCAAAATCTATTTGCATGTCAACAGTAGTCCCATCAGGTGAAGTATATTCAAAAATGCAGTTTATTTGACTTGAATCACCAACTTTATTGGCAGTAGCTCGTCCTGACCCTATGTACGTTACAGCTGGGATTATTTCGTTTCCGTTATCTTGCAGTTTGCATAACAAAGACAAAAGATTTTCAGCATTATCGCGTGGAATCATTATATCGATATCGCCTAATGTAGGCTTGAGTTCACAAAGTTCATTGTTACAGACTTCATTATCGTGAATCCACGAAGAAGAGCCGCTGTATATATCAGGTGTGGCTTTGTATCCGCCTGGCCATAATTCAGCATTAAACATACTAGTGTATTCACTGTTCAAAGCTATAAACAGTTTATTTAAAATGCTTTCGAGGTTTCCTACGCCCATTTTTTTAATTGGTATGCGCTGTGCTCTTCTTACCTCTTCGTCACCGCCATCAAGCTGTCTTAGTATTGCCTCTCCTGATCCACATTTAGTTGCAACAACATTGCCCCCTTCTGATAGTACATTTCGAATAAAAACTCTCAATATATTTTTACTTAACATTTAGTCACTCTTTTTACTTTTCATACCATTAAATATGCTTTTGTTTTTTATTTTATTGTCTATAACTTTACAAAGTATTCTAAGTTGTGAGCAGGCATTTGTATTACAACATTTTTTAGTAGTATATCGACAGTAGAGGCCCAGCTTATTGACTTGTCATAGTTTATTTTTATTAATGTTGCAACGTCATATGCTTCTTCATTCGCATTTCTTGCAATTGTGAAAATATCAGACTCCTTAAAACTTGTACCCTCTGATGTTACTATCTCTTTCTTGTTTAAAGTACGTAAACAGTTTACGCTTTTTAATAGTTTTTTGTTTTGTACAGAGTTAAGTTCGTCAGTGAAGTCTTTACATAGCCCAGTGAAAAAATCTCCTCCCTTGTAGTGAGAGTCGCCATGTAGAAAATCATGATACTGATCTATGATTGCGTTATCAATAAAAATATGATTGTAGTTGTTGTTTAATATTCGGCTTTGGTCTTTCCACGCAAGCAAAGACATGATATTAAGATAATTGTGTGAATAGTTGTGTGAATAAACTACTTTATCTTTAATCCCTAGCTGCCTTGTGAGTGACTCAAACTCTCTAACTAGTCTTTGCTTGTCTTGTGTGTTAAATACAACTATTAAAGAAGATTCATCGTTGTATACGTAGTTATAAAGAGAAGTCAATGAATTATGAAGCGATCTACCTGCCTGTCTAAATCCGTGGTTATCGTTAAATCTTATTAGCTTGTTACGCAAATATACTTTAGCAAAGTTTAGCTTGTAGTCGTCTACTTCGACTTCGCCGCCAGCTGCATAATCTTTTACTTTTAGTTTTTTTGTAAAATCATCAAATTTCATCTTCTGTCTTTAATTCATCAAGTTCGAATAACTTAAAGTACATATATTTCATTGATTTGTCAAGATCTTCGTAAGTTACAAACTCATCTGCTTCAGATTTATCTAAAGTTAGAACATAAGGGCCTGTTTCAATTGGTCTTACTTGCCCAACTCGTTTAATTCCTGTCTTCCAGTCCCTTGTGGGCATGTTTACTATTTTTGTAAATGTTCCATCAGAATTTCTCCTAAAAGTGACTAATACCTCAGTGTGAATTTCAGATCCTGCTATGCGTGCATATTTTTTAGCCAAGTCTAACTCCTTGTTATATAATATTATTATTTATTGTCTTAAATGTTTCAATATATTTATTAAAAGTTTTTTCTTTAACGAGTGATGTAAAACCCATAGTTTCAAAAGCATTTCGAAGTGGATCAGGATATAGTTGAGAAGAGTGAATGTTATAATCTTTTGGTTGAAAGTTCGGTATGTCGACAAATTCAATCAATGAATAGTTTCTTTTAAATATTTCTTCTTTTTCACTGTCTTCTAAGAACTGAGCAAGAGCTCCTTCTTTCATTAGTATTTTTTCTGCAGTCTTCGGGCCTACACGTGGTATGCCTGGGATGTTGTCACTGCTATCACCTGTTAATGANTTCCATGTTAAATAGTGATACGGCGTTTGTTCCAAATACATCTTCTTAATTGGATGGTATAGATTTATAGTTGGTCGTTCATCAAGTAACTGGATGAAGTCTGAGTCGCCAGATATTACTGTGACGTCGTCGCCTCTTTTGTCATGATAGATTGCTAAATTTGCGATGACGTCATCACATTCAAGTTCATCAGCTTTCATTATGCTGAATGGCATCGTTTCACCAATTAATCCTATTATTTCATTTACCTGTCTGTAAAAATCATCGCCGGCGTCTTTGCGCCCACCTTTATAATCTATGCCCGGCACTTCTTGACGATGTGCTGGTGTCCCTTCAAGGACAAGATAGACTTTATCAGGATTTGCAAGCTCAATTATAGGGCGCAATTGCCTGAAGAAATTGTATGTTATTGCGTGTGGTCCTTTTGCGAATCCACTTCTAGCTCTGTGAATTAAATTCATTGTATCAAGGCAAGTTACTCTCATTTTATCATCTCCTTAGTGTTACATGTACACTCTTGATCTAAATAGAGTGCATCGCAATTAGCACAGTCATACCATTTTGATTTATCTTCATTGCTCTTAGTCGGATTATTTTTCTTTAGCGTTGTAATATGATAATCCAAATAAAATCTCGCCTTCTCCAGATCCTCAATTGAGTTGTTGGATTTCTTTTCAGCCCTCGATATGTACTTCAACACATTCCCAAGACAAAAATTTAGATTCCACGCTATGATAACCTTTAGAGCCTCATAGGGGTTTTTTTCTCCACCATAATAATCTGGGTGATTAATGCTTTCTGCTTTCTTCATTGTCTTTTTTATTTCCATGTAAGGTTAAAATTATGATTACAAAAACAAGCGATTATGCACCAATTTTGTGGCATAAAAACATGAATGTAAAAACCTTCATTTCTTGTTTCAGTTTTATTAAAAGTATACGCGATGCGAAGCTTTTTGTTTAACAGGTATAAAAAGTTGTGCCGGGATTCATGTCGTTTGATTGAAGACAGGTGAACGCAGGCTCAAATTCATAATTAAATTTATAGAAATTATTATCCAAAACGCACTACCCACTCGTCAAAAGACATTGATATTGGTGGCGTATACAGTTGGATTGAAAAACTGTGGCAGGGTCCAGGCTTTTGCCTAATGCGATCCAACGCTCTTTGCGCATCTTCTTTCGTGTTGAATATAATTTCAGCGTCGTGCTCATCGCCCGATACAGATGTCATTGAAAATGTTAGTGTATATTTCATTCTACAATTTTCCTATTTCAATAAAAAAATTCTTTGCCCTTTGAAATGATTCACGATCGAATCTAATATCTTCATCAAATTCCCAGCAAGTATGCTGTCCTTCTGTGTTTAGATTCCAGCAAAACCAACGATCATCTAAGACAATAAGTCTGCGGCGTGCATGTGCTGTAATTTTGTCACTAAAAATAAATCCTTCAGCAACTAGCTTGGTAAATTCATTTTCGTCAACCGGGCGATGACCTGCTTTAGTCGCTTCATATTCGATGTAATACTTCATTCTTCGTTCTCCTTGTATCTGCTAGGTATCACTTCCCGAAAGAGTTTATTCTTTGAGGACATCAACAGATTCATTTCAGAAACTATTTCTGGATAAGAGTTTTTTAGA